TGTTAGAGGGCACAGGCTACGAAACCATGTTTGACGAGCCTGACCCAACGAAGAAATAAAAACATTTATATAGGAGTTGTCCTAGAAACAACTCCAAGGTGATGTTTTTATGGCAGATGAAGCAATAATTGTCGAACTTCTTGGTAACAAGGGCGACCCAATACGATATACTTGTGCTGACGGGACAGCTATCCCAAAAGGTTCTATTATGGAACTGACAAGCCCAAGAACTGCTAAAGTGGCTAGTGCAGTTGATACCCCAATAGTCGGGATAGCAGCTTCTGAGAAAGTTGCAAATGACGGTCAGACTTCTATTGCTTGTTATACAAATTGCATAGTTCAACTCAAATGTGCAACTACACAGTGCGAGATTGGCGACCAGGTAAGTCTAGCCGCAGCAGACAACACAGTAGCATTGATGACTACACTTGATATGGAGAAAGGCTGGACAGTAGGCACAGCATTGGAGACAATCGGAGTTGGAAATACTGGCATGGTGAGGATATTAAAATAAAATGGCAGATTCAACAGGAGAGCAGGACTTAAGAGCTGAAAACTTTAGCCGAATCGTTAAAGGTTTCGCTTTACAACAATACAAGATGAAACAGCTTTGCATGATTGAGAGCAGCAACGCTTGGACTGAGACATACTACGCAGAAACCGCAGCAGACCTTGTCGGAAAAGACACAACTGCAAGCGGAACTGTTGCAGGTGTCCCTCGACTAGCAAACTTCCCATATGGTGAAGTTACCTGGACAAAGACCTCAGGACGCAACCTCAAATACGGAATGGAGGGTGTCTTATCCTGGGAAGATGTCAAGACTAACAATGTTCCAATGATTGCAAGGACACTATTAAGAATCGCAAGGTCAGTAGCAAAGTCTGTAGATGACACCATCGCAGCTGCGGTTGTTGCAAGTGCTGGAAGTACAGAGACAGCAAACGCAACATGGGACAACGCAGTTATAGCAGACAGAGACCCAATACAAGACATACTGGACGCCAAAGCTTTCATAGAGGTTGATAATTACAATCCAAACACAAACGGCTTCTTACTTGTTAATCCAACAAACTACGCTGAATTGTTAGGGAACGCTAATGTTAGGAACGCTGGACAGTTTTATACAGACTCAGTCACCAAGAATGGTGTAGTTGGGCGACTGCTCGGCTTAACTGTTATATCCAGCAACTCTGTCACATTAGGCGGTGCTCAGGTTGTAATTGCTCGTGAAGCTATGACATGGAAAAGTGTTGTCGGCTTGACTGTTAAGACAATTGAGGACGCAGGTATCAAATTCACAATCAGAGCCTGGGAAGTCGGACAGATACAGGTTGTAAATGGTGACGCTATCTGCAAGATTACGGGTGTATAAATGGCAGCTGGAACAGTTACTGTGCATGGGCCCTATCCCATAGACGGGACAGGAGTCGCAACAGCTTTGAGTGCTGCAGGCGGTGCAATAGTAAAAAATATTACATCATGGCAAGACGCAGGCAACAGACAAGTTTGGTTTGCAGTCTGCACGGAGGCATAAATGTCAAAAATGAATCGGAAGAAAGAGTATGACCGCTTAGTGGCTAACGATAAGATTGGAAAAAAGCCAGGTCTAGCACAAGACGACGGGGCTTTAACTAAAGAGTTTGGCGAGCCAAGCATTGAGAAAGAGAAAAAGAAAAATGTCTGAAAGTAACCAAGAAGTCATTGACAGCCTTGCTGTCAGAGATATATTGGCAATCAAGAACGGCAAACTTAAGGTAGTTGATTCCTTGACAGCTAACGCAACGGCAAATCTATCAATAACAAATATTGCCCCTGCTGCTGTCACGACCGCCACAATTTCAGCCTGGCTTGAGATTGATGTCGCAGGAACAAAATATTATATACCTTGCTGGACATAGAAACAGAAAATGGTAGGACTAACGAACGCATTTAAACCAGTCACAAGCACAAAAGCAACGCCTAAAGGCAACGCTGGCTATGACAACCCGAGAGAGAATATTGACCCTCATGTCAAGACTCAAGCATTTTCTACTAAAGAAATAACATTATCAGACGGCTCTGCTGCTGGCTATGTAATGAATGACGCAGCTGGTGTATTGTCAGGCGGCAACGCACTAACAATAACGGCTGACAATAGCACAGCTGACCAAGCCTATGTGCCAATGGTATTATACAACACAGATGCAACCCCACCAGCAGCAAGCGGATTCCCTGTCGGGACTCTCTATGTCCAATATACAGCTTAAAAATGGCATTAACATTCAGAGCTTCATCAAAAGGCGATAGCAATTCAGCTGATTTCACATTAACCAAACCAGCGGGAACAGTTGAGGGAGATTTATTAATAATAGGGATTGTTGTTGATGTACCCACAGACCCAACAACACCCACAGGCTTCACTTCTTTCGGGGCAGTATCAGGAACATCTATGAAACAAAAATCTTATTATAAAATAGCTGGAGATAGTGAGCCTGCTACTTATACCATAGACCATTCTAACGCTGGAGGTTGTGTAGCCACCATTTCTGCTTTTTATAATTCTGAGGGTGTCAGCACTTGGACTCTTGAAAGTGAAAGGGGGGACAGGACTTATGTTTCAACAATCCAAGTAACAGGCAATATAACAACAGTCAATAATAGTTTATTAATAATTAATTTTGGAAATGACGACTTAGAAAATGTTGTGACTGCACCTACAGACATGACTCAGATTGAAGTGTGGTCTGCATTAAGTGTATCAATAGCCTCTTATTACGAACTCAAAGATTTAGATACAGATTTCACAAAATCAATTACTTGGACTCCCAATTCTGAGGAACTTTTAGCAAATATCGGAGTTTTCACCAGCGATTATACAGGACCACCAGCAGATACAGTTACACAGATAAATATAGGCGATACATGGAAAGAGATTGAGGGGATGAAAATCAATATCGGTGACACTTGGAAAACTGTTGCGGGGTTACAAGTCAATATAGGGGATGATTGGAAAACAGTATTTTAAAAACGAGGTGATTAAAATAGAAACAGAAAAAGAAATTGTGAAGATACGAACATTGAAAGGGCGAATCATCACCCTGACAATAATCAAGACAACAGACACCCACATTCTAGGCGATGACAAATTTGGCAAGCCAACAATACTAGCAATAAAAGATATAGATTCTATGTTACCAATCTCGGGTGATGACCTATGAATAAACTTTCCGTTGCAACTCGTAGTGGGGTATTATCCAAAAAATCACAATCAATAATAAAATGTATGCAGTCCTATCCTGAGGGTATCACTCCCAAGAAAATCAGCCTCTTAACCTCTATAAATGTTAATACCGTAAAATCAATAATTCCAAAATTGGCAGACATTCAGAAAATCGGGAGAGGCTTCTACAAAGTTTATAATGGGGGGGACGGTGCGTTATCCTCAACTCCCGACGCCTTACTCGATTGGAACTTCCATAACTGCATTATGTCGTGTCAAATCCCTCCCGGAACAACAATAAACTCTATTCCAGTTAAAAAAACAATAAATTTAAACTTAATCGCCGTAGAGTTCTCTATTTCGGCAACGGGTCGGGTGACACTTCGGGTTGCTACTGACTACCCCTTAAATGTCTCCTCTATCTGTATGGTGTACGGTTTGCTCTGCGAATTACTAAAGAAGCACACATTAGCCTCCTTTGCTCAATCTGAGGTGTTTATTCGGACTATTGAGTTCAATAAAGACTATTCTAACCTCCGTTTGGATGGACTAAACTGTATAACTGTTGATAACTTAGTTGAACAATTCAAATTATATCAGAAGAAACGGGGCTTGCGGATTGAGCATAAGACTAAAGTTCCATTGACTGTTGAGAATATTGTAGATATGCTTAGCAGTAACCCGAACAGCATTGAGCACACCATCAAGCTAGCTGACCAGAAGAAACAGCTTGACCGCCTGACGACTGCTACTAGTGCTAATACTCATATGCTGTATAAACTCATTGACAACTTAGAGGTGAAAGAGTGATGGTAAAGTTTATGTTTGAGATTAGTAATTGTATAAAAGTTGTAACAGAATCAGATAATAAAGAAGATGCAAGAATGAAAATTGTAGAGAATGCTGATGTTTATGCACATCGTATGGTAGATGGTTCTTGTTGTATTTCAGATGGTGTTGAGATAACAGAGGTAGAATGAATAGACAGTTTACATATTGCAAGTTAGGTG